CTGCGCGTAGCGGAAGCGGTTTTCTTCAAGAGCCGTTTTGCGGTTCGTCGCGTTGGTGCTCGCGTTGGTGGCCGCAATGTTCGCCCGCGTGTTTTCGAGCGTCGCAGCCGCCTGCGGTGCCTTGTAGTCAAACGTAGGGTCGCGCGGCGGGCCAGGCGGCCCCATCTTGCGCAGAAAGCGCACAGGCTTTCCTTGCGCGTCCGTTTCCCATACATTCCCGGCGCGATCTACTGCCTCACCCATTAGCGGCCCCTCAACATTCTAAGGTTGTTGTTGACGTAATCGCGGGTTTCGCGCGGCGCGTAGTCAAGCCACCTGTCGCCATAACTGGCGATAGCGTTGTCCACGTTACCCGGCCCCCAATTGTATGCGCCCCACATCTTGCGCGTGTCGCCGCCATACTTGCGTTGCATGGCGCGGCGGTATTCCTTGCCAACCCTCACATCATCGGCCTGCGTGCCGTTGGACGGGCGAATGCCGAAGCCCGGATCGCGGGCCGTTGCGGGCATGACCTGCATCAATCCCCGCGCGCCTTTCGGGCTTACCGCGTTGGGGTTGTTGCGGCTTTCAGACCATGCGGTGATTTGGTCGAGCGTGTCACCGGAAACGAAACCCGCCGGCACCGTTGCCGGTACCACCTCCCAACGGCGTGAGTTCACCAACCGGGGCGGATGGAATGTCGCCGCCGCCGTTGACCTGATAAGGCAACTGGTCCGCACCCGTGATCCACTTGGGATTTAGGATTGACTGGACTTCCTTGAACGCTGCCTCTCGTTCCGGGTTGCCCTTGATGTTTTGCATGTAATAATCAAGAGTCTGCCCGATTGCCGGTGGCTTTTCCGGCTCAGGCAGTTTCAGCCCCGCAGCCTGCGCGCGCACCACGTTTTCGGGGATGCCGTTGGCAGCGCCGAGCGCGATCAATTTCCGCAACTGGCGCTCTTGCTCGGCTTGTTTCTCAAACGCCTGCAACGCCTCTGAACGCCCGCCTAGAAGGCCCTGAACGGCACCACCGCCCATGCCGGCCTGAGCCATCAAGGCATCGCCAGCGGCGGCTAGAAGCCCCGCAAGACCGTCCTTGACGCCGAACTTCTTGCCGCCCTGCCAGAACCGATCCGGTGCAGGCGGCGCGAGCAGACCGTCCATTGCCGCATATTCGTCAATCGCGCCCTGCGTTTCAGGATTGACCCCGCCAAGCAAGCCCCCACCTGTGACTGGCGGAAACATCGTATCAATCTGCCAAGCGGGCAAACCGAGCATTTCGGCCTCTTGCCTGCTGCGAGGCTGCATCGCTGTCATTGCCTAAACCTCACTTGAAAAGAGAAGCGTTGCCGAGTGCGGCGCTGCCAAGGCTGAACAAGCCGCCAAGCAAGCCAGCGCCTAGCCCGCCACTCTGCTTTTGTGTGCGGTTGCTTTCGCCCGTTACGTTCTGCCCCGTGGTGACGTTCATCACGCCAGACGGGTTCAGCAAGCCGCCGTAAGCCTGCAACAACGCAAGCGGGCTGTTCATCGCGTCAATGCCGTATTGCGCCTGACCGAGGCTTAGAAGACCGCTGGTGCGGTTGATGAAGTCTTGCGTATCCGCGATGCCCAATTCGCCAAGTAGGCCAGCGCCCGCAAGCCTTTGCTGGTTCTCCTGCAGCCGCTTGTTCGCGTTGAACTGGTTCATGTCCGCTTCGGTGCCGTAAACCTGCGATGCCATCGAATTGGCCTGTCCGGCGTTGAACTGGTCCATATTGGCCTGCGTGCCGTAGATCAGGTTTGCCAGCGTGTTCCCTGCATCGAAACGGGCAAGGTCGTAATTCGCGCCGATCTCGCTGTTGCGCATACCGGCCTGCTGGTTAAGCTGCGCCTGTGCCAAGGCCCGCTGCGCCTGGTTAGCCGAATTGGCAACCCGCGTTTGCGTCACGTTGCCAGCGTCGTTCAAGCCAGCGCCAATCGCGGTCTTGAAGGCATCCGAACGAAGCTGCCCCGCAAGGCCCGCGCGGTTGCGCGCTTGGTTGGCGAGCAGTTCCGCCCGCCCGATCTGATAGCCAGAACCGCCGAAGCCCTTGTTCATCAGGGCTTCGGAATCCATCGCGGCGCGCTGCTTCCCGGCCTCGAAGTCAAGGTCAGCCAATGCGGCTGCAACCACGTCCTCCATCATGGGGTCGAGGTAGTTGCTCATGTAGTCGGAGCCTAGCGCGGCATCTGCCTGCAACAGTTCGTCAATGGCCGCTGGCGTGACGTTGTATTGCGAACCATCACCAAGGTGCGCAAGCTGCGGCGCGGTCGGCGCATAGGCCCGCGTCAATGTCGGAGCGTTAGGCGCGAGGGCGTCGGGCTGGCCCGACAAGCCGATAGCCTGCTTGGCATAACCCATCGCATCGGGCAGCGCGTCGCTGCGGTTCAGCAACTGCCCGCCCATGCCGAACGCCTGTTGCAGGTTGCTGTTCGTCTGCGGAAGGTAGCTTTGCGCGGTGCCGTTGCGGATCGCCTGCCCGAACGGGTCAATCGTGCTGTAGTAATTCGTGACAGCCGATTGCACCTCGGGCTGCAACACCGGGGTCGTGGTGCCAGACGACTTTTCGGTTGTCTTTACCGTCTTGCTGCCCATGCTATTTGAACCACTTCGAGTAGTCGCCGGTAAGGTATTGCATAACCGGGTCGAGGTTGCCTTGGTTGTAACCGTATTTTCCGCCGCCGAAGTCGTGCAAGATATAGCCCTTGTTCGGATCGCCTTGGCCGAGGTTGCTGCCCATCACGGCGCTGATATGGTTCGCCCCGCCACCATCGTAGAGGTTCACCGGGTTCTGCCTCTGCGCAAACGACTGGTTGCGCCGCTGCTGCATTAGCGCCGCGCGGTCCTGCTGCGGATAAAGATTGCGGGGCTGCCGCATCTGTTGCGGCTGCGTTGTCGGGGCACCGCCCGTCCTGCTACCCATCGGCTAGTTCCTTCATGATAATCACTTGATGCGCTTTCCAGCCGCTAGGGCGCTTTCTAAGCCATCCCAGCCGCCCGGCGACCTTGAGGTGCGTAAATCCGTTTTCGCGCCCCCAGCGGGCTAATTCTGGCTCTAGCGAGGCAATCAATGCGTCACCGTCGCCAGCACCTGCCACAGCCTCGACGGCAACCGCGCCGCCGGGATATTCAACCACCCTTGTGACCAGCGCCGCTTGACCGTCGCACCAGTATTGCAGCGCCCCGTCAGCAAGCCCTTCGTCTATCGCTTCGATAGGCCAGAACTCGGGCGGGTTTGCCTGTGCCAGCCTGTCGCGCCATGCGGCGTAGTCAGAACTTTCCGGCGCGCTCGACATCGAAAACCGGCTTGCCGATGCGCCCGAACGTCCCCGCGACATTCCCGGCGAACTTCAACGTCACCAAGCGGCCTTCGCCCATGAAGTCGTATTTGTTCGCGTTCGCCGTCAGCGTGTAAGGCCCATAGGTCACGGCGCTGGAATCCTGGGGGTAGTCGTAACTCGATACGGTCAGGGTCATGTCACCCTGTTGCGCCTCAATGTCCGGCCAGATGCCCCGGATCAGGAACCGATAATCCTCGTCGAAATACTGCGCGCTTGAGGTGACATACCAGCTAAGCGCCGAGCCGTTGGCGTCGTTGTCCTTTTCGTGCAGGTAGCTGTTGCCATCCACGTCGATCATCAGCGGATAGCTTAGCACCCCGTTGTCGGTCATTGCCGTGCGGGCGAAGTCACCTTTCGACCAGACCGGGAAGCCAGCCCGCGCGCTTTCATCGACCGCATACGACAGGTAAGCCGTGTTTTCGTTCGTCGCGCCGGGGTAAAACCACCAAATTTCGCCAAACTGTGCAATCGGGTTGCAGACCACCTTGGCAATCTGCGTGCGGCTCAATGCTGCCTTGAAGTCGCGCGAGATCGGGCAAGGTATTTCCTGCGGCGTCCCGCCGTAAGGCCATGCAATGAAGCGAAGGTCGGGCGTCAACCAATAGGCGGTTCGGTTATGCACGCAGGCCGCGTTAGGTCCAGCGAGGCCGTAGTTCGTGCTTACGCTGTCAATTCGGTATTTCTGCTGGCCTCCGACATATTGGCCGATATGCACACCGTCCGTTGTCCAGATTGCGTCAATGTCGCCAAAGCATCGGGCGGTGACAATAGCGCCGGAGTTTTCGATTGGAACTTCAAAACCCGTGTCATCACTGCCCGGCGTCCAGTCGGTGTAATCACCCGCCTTGCATCCGCGCACGGTCGCAGGGCCGTAAGTGCCATCTGTATTAGTGCAACCAAAGGCCCTGATCTGCCGCCTGTCGGTTGGAATCAGGATGCAGTTTACCGAGTCCGGTCCCTGTGTAATTTCCGTTGCAACCGCGCTTGTGTCATTCGTCCAGATGTAGATCGGGAAGCCGCGCGGGTTGCCGACAAGGTTTTCGCCCCAATTCGCAAAGGACCATGTTCTAGCGGTCGCCTCAAGTGCGCCGTATCCCCAATATCCCATCCCCCAGCCGCCAGACCCCCAGCCGCCGCTCAGAACGGTCGTGTCGGCATATCCTGCAGGAAGGCCGCTAGGCGTTATATCGTAAATCGTGCCGTCATATTCGACCTGCAACTTCGTGTGCGTGCCGAACGCGATATTCACCGCAAGCATTTTATTCCGCCACGGCAGCACATTGCGGCAAACCCCGGTCAGGTCGGTGGCGTTGTATGTCTCATATCCCCCAACCGGTTCAGCCCTGCCAAACCGAAACCGCGCGTTGTTCGCATCGGACCAGCGGCCTGGCGATGAAAACAGCGTTTCGTCGGTGACTAGGCCGGGGCCGACCTCGAGGGCGTATCTCACCACAACAGACAGTCGATTGAGCCGGTCGAAAACGAGCCGGAACTGTTGGAAATGACAATGGAACCGATGCCGCCCGTGACCCGCCACATACCGGCGACAGGCGAGACAACAATCGTATTGACCGGACTTGCCGCAGTCAGATTGATGCGCGAATCCCAACCGCCATAGTCGCGGCGATAGTTGGGAATGAAGATGTCGCCCATAGTTGAACTGGCGGTGTTGATAAGCGTCTGCGCAGTGCCGCCCGAAGCCGCGTCGGTGCGAAGCTGCAACTGCATGTTGCCGCCGCCCGGCGTTACGTCCTTGAATATCAACTGGCAGTGGTTGAAATGCTGCCCCAGCGTTGTGAGCGTAATCGTAACGCTTGCACCCGAGGTTGTCGGGGTGTTCACAAAAACGCCCGGCCCGGAAACCGCAGTCCGCACGGCCTTGGCCGATGTCACGCGGATCACCGCTTCGGTCGCGGGCATTACATCGGTTGCAGTCCCCGCGACTGGTTTGATCTTGACGCGATAAGAACTGTCATTGACCAGCAGATATGTCTTGCCAGCAGCCGGAACCGTTATCACGCGGTCGTGCTGATCGCTTGACGAAACCCGGATGATATACGCCCGCCCGCTATCGTCCGCGCCGTTGGTCGTGGTTAGCGTCGTGTCGCCGGTCAGGGCAAGCGCCGTCTCGCCGCAGATCGCGTCCGCCAGCATCTCGAAGTCAAGATTGGCGGGCGTGTGCCAAGCGTTGAAATAGTCACCCTGTCCCGGCTTGGTTATGCCGAGGACGGCTGTGTAGGTATCGGCCATTAAGCTACTCTTTCCACCACCATGACTGTCCCGGCCATTAGTTCGGTGACTGCCGTTGTTTCGGAGCGAAGGCGAAGCTGGCAGGTGCCGGTGTTCGCGCCGGTCACAAGCAAGCCAAACGCGGTAATCGGAACGTCCAGAGGACCGGCAGGAACGCCGGATGATGTGCCTGCCGAAGTGTCGTCTGCTATCGAATATCCACCCGTGAGCGTGCCGGTCGTGCCCGCCGCAAGTTGGTGGAAGAATTGCGTGTCAATTGCGGTAACGGCGCTTGATAGGTCGAACTGGATCGCCGCGCCGGTTGTCGCAGCCGTCGAATTGAGCCGACCCATGACCCATATGCGGTATGTGGCATTAGCGACGTAATCGAACACCGCGCCCGAAACTGAAACCGGGGTCGTGTTTGCGCCTGTTGTGGTCGCGCCTGAACTTTTCGACGAATGGATAACCGCGCCGTATTGCCAAGATGGGTTGGCCCCGCTGCCGTTTGTCTCCAGGTATTGTCCGACCGTTCCTGCACCCAACTTCGCCCAGCTAGTGCCGTTGTGGTAAAGAATATCCCCCTGCGTGCCGGTCAGTTCGGTGACGTTCTTGCCGCCAGTCGTGCTATAGGCGACGATGTTTTGCACGGTCGTGCTCGTGTCATCGCCAACGACATCACCGCCACCCGCAACCGTAACCAACTCGAAGTCAGTCTCGCCTGCATTGACGCGGATGAACTTGCTTGCGTTGCCTGTGTAAGACAGCGCAGCCAGCGAGGTTAGCTGCGTATCTGGCGCAACGTAGTCCGTCCCTGCAACCGCGCTGCTAAAACCTCCCGATCCATTGCCTTTGAGCAACGCCGAGCCACTGGTTGCCGGTGCGTAATCCGTGCTGGCAACAGCAGAACTGAACCCGCCCGATCCGTTGCCCTTCAATATTGCGCTGCCGCTCGTCGCAGGCGCATAGTCTGTTGCGCTCACCGCAACCGCCAGCGTATTAGCGCCTGTCCGCTTGATAAGCCCGGTCGATGCCAGCCCGGTTATCGTGTCCAGCGTTATCGCCGTTCCAAGCGCCGTGGATGTGCCTGCAATCGTGACCGCGCTATTGGCCAGCATCGCATTTGTGACAACGCCAGCGCCAATCGTGGTGGCGAATGAACCCGTCCCCGACCCGGTAACATGCCCGGTCAGGGTTATGGTCTGGTCGCCGCTATTCGTCCCCGTTAGCCCCAGGTCAGTCTTGAGCGTCGCGAGCGTCTGCACTTCCGGCGCGCCCGCACCCGCAGTCTTGCGGTAAACAACCGAAGCAGTTGCCATGTCCGCTTGTTTGGCGAGTGTTACCGCGCCCGCCTGTATATCCGCCGTCGCAACCGATAGCGTGCCGCCAAGCGTCAAACTACCGGATGTTGTGACCGTGCCTGTAAGTGTAAGGCCGGAAACCGTGCCTGCGCCCGCGACACTTGTGACCGTTCCTGAACCTGCCCCGGCGCTTGGGTTGTAACTCATATGATGTGCCACCCAGAGCCGTCAGAACATAGCGTGTAGGACTGATATTGCGTAGTCCAAGCCAGCGTTGCTGCGCCGTCGATTGTCTCGGTCCCCGCCGGATCGAGCGTCACCGTGTTTGCCGCGACCGTTTTCTTGAACTGGTAAACACGGCCCTTGCAGTCGGCTGCCGCAGGAAGCGTCACAGTGACCGAACCGCTTGTCGTATTGACCAGCACAAGGCCGGAAAACGGCGATATGGAATCGCTCGCTGTGAGCGTTTCAACTGCAATCGGGATGCTTTCTGCGATTGCCCGGTCAATCTGTGTGTTCATTTCCCGCCAGTTGGGAAGCCCAACAGCAGGAGTTCGGAAAGCCATCAGATGCCGCTAACGCCCGTGGTGAACTCAATCACGCCACTGGACGCCGTGCCGATGATTGCCACCTTCAGCGGGCCATCCTTGGGCACTTCAAAGCGCAGCACTTCGGTAAATCCATTACCCGGAATCGTCAGGCTGGACGTGGTTGCGGTCGGATCGCTGCCGGTGCGGATATAGCAAGCGGCGGTGGCCAGATTGCAGATACGCACGGGAAGCCAAGACCCCGGCTTGCCAAGCCCTGCGCTTAGGGTTTTCTGCGCACTAGACGCGGTGATGGTGTGCCGGACGACATTGCCTTCGTCCGGTGCAAATGCTTCGCTCATATCGACGGTCCTATTCGGCGTTGATGTTGTAAGGCAGGGTTGACGGGAATGCCCGGATCGGGGTCATCAGGCGCTTTGCCGTCTCGCGGCGCAGCCTGTCGTGCGCGTCCTTGGTTTCGGCCAGCGCAAGCTGCGTGCCGTCAGCGTCCCGAAAAACGCTGCGGTAAAGCGTCATCTTGGTATGCGCGCGGATCAGCGGCGCGGCCTCGTTCGTCCAGATGGTATCATCCGAACCCGATGTCGGCGCAGCCACCTTCGCCACGCCATAAAGCGTCAAGGTATATATCGCGTCCGGCACAGGGTGAAACCGAAGGCTGTCGTTATAGTAGGCGTAGTGCGTCGGGATGCCGACCGAGGCAGAATAATCAGACAGCTTGTCCAGCGTGACTTCGATCAGTTCGCTATCGTATGCGTCAATCCGAACCCGCTCAACCGTCCGCACAGTGCTCGGCACGGCAACAGTTGCGGTCGATGCCACTGTGTTGACGGTCGTGCGGATTGAATTGAACCAGAATTTCTCATTGGCGTAGTGTTCAACCGCGTCCTGGTAGTGCTGCTCCAGCAACGTCTCCAACGCGCCGCTTGCAGCCAGATCTGCGCGGGTCATTTCCGTGGCAATGCGCGTTTTCTGCGTCGTGAAAGTGACCATCAAGCGGCCTCCAGCACCATTTCAGGCAAAGCCATCGCGTCAACTTTCTGGATCAGCGCGCCGCGTCCAAAAACGGCGAATGTGCGCCCGTTTTCCTCGGCCCAAGCCTTGACTTTCAGCGCAAACTCATTGTCTGATTTTATATCATCGACGTATATCAACGTGCAGCGTTCCCCGAACACCTCGAAAAACCGCATCCGCGTGCCAAACATGCGCGGCGGGCCGTCCACAAAGCCAAACGCGACCTTTTCGGGCAGCGGGAAGCCGTCGACGTCATACCAGCCGTCCTTTAGGCCGGTGTGGCAGATGCCGACATTGTTCGCGCCCGCTTCCTCGCACCACCGGCGGGTTTTCTCGGCAAAATGCGCGTCGTGCTCAAGGCAATAGATGGTCTGGCGCGTCACAAGGCCCATCAGGGCCGTTGACAGGCCCGATCCTGCCTCGAGGATAGGCCCCTCGCACTTGCGCGCCAACGCCGTTACAATCGCCAGCGTGCCTACATCGGCGGCGTAGTTGTTGCCGCCGTAGCGGAAAACCTCATTGTAGTCGTCCTCGGTTTCCGTGCCGTCGCGGAACTTGTGCGCAAGGTCTGCAAGCGTCGTTCCAGCCAGCCTGCGAAGGTGCGCAGCAAGGCTGTCATAGACGATCACTTTAGCGACATGGCCGAGGCGAATATCCTCGACCGCGTAGAGCTTGCCGCCCATCTCGCGCCAACGTTTACAAAAGTCCAGATCACCGCCCCATCGCGTGTGGTGCTCGTCCGGCTCGCTGCGGTTGAACATCAGCGTTGTGGGATAAATCTTGTCGAAATACCAAGGGCGGCCTTGCGCCATCTTTTCAAAAACGTGCCGCCTGATCTTCATGAACCCGGTCGGCAAGCCTTCGACTTCGCGCAGCCCGTCGCGAACCTCGCCGCCTTCCATGAGGCGGACAGGCATGTTGTCAGAGCCTTCGCGCCGGTAGGGATAGACCCCACCGACAATATCTTCATCGCGCTCGCACAACGCCAGCAAGCCCTTTGGCTCCCAGGTTACGTCAGCATCGAGAAAAACCAGATCGGTGCAGTCGCTTTCCAGAAAGTCGCGAACAATGCTGTTCCGGCTGTCGTCAACGTGGCAGTTGCCGTGCAGGATCAGCAGCGCCGTGCCGATTCCGGCCTGGTGCAAAACCTCCCGCGAACGGGCGATGGCAAAGGTAAAAGATACATCTGGATCGCCGTAAGACGGGCAAGCCAGTAGCACCTTCTTGCCTTCGCAAGGTGCGCCTTCATCGAAATAATGGGCTGACATAATCTCTCCTTGAGGTGTGGGGCAGGCCGAAACCTGCCCCGTTCCCCCGTCAGGTCGTGACGATCAGGTTAAGCGAAACCAGCGCCGCCATGATGCGGTTGACCTTCGTTTCGTTCAGGGTCGTGGTGGCCGTGCCTGTGTTGGGCCAAGTCACCGAGGGCCGCGTTACCGGCGTGCCGCCGTAAAAGCTGACCTTCTCGCTCGAAGAAAGCCCAAGGCAAACGCCGTCCGGGCTGTTCCTGCCAATATATTCAACTGCCATTGGTCAGTTCCTTTCCTTAGGCGGTGTAGTGGAGGCGCGTCGCATACTGCGGGCGAAGCGTCTTGTAGCCGTAGAGAATGTCAATTCTCAGCGGCATGGTGTCGTTCACGATGTCGTAGTCCTGAACGATACGCATCGAAATGCCGTCCAGAACTTCGCGGGCCGCGAACTCGACACCCTTCGGCATTACAAGGTCGGCAGTCACGAAGGTGAAGGCTTCCTTGTGGAACGCGAGCGAGGTCGTGTAGGCGGTCGAAGCCGTACCGTTGACGGTCACAGCCTTGCCCGAACCCGCCGACGAAATGGTCACGTTCTGCGTCGCGCCCGAAGTGACCGGGGTCGGCGAAACAGTGATATTGCCGGCGCCGCCCGCATAAGCGGTCGTGATGACAAATTCCTGCAACACGCCGGTCGAGGTCTTGGTTTCGGGATGCACCGAATAGACGCCGCCGATGGTGAACGTATCGCCAAGCGCCAGCGTGCCAGTGCCGCCGGTCACGGCAATGGTTGCCGATCCCGAGGTAATGCCGGTCGAGGTATTGACAACGTAGTTGCCGTCCTCGCTGCCGGTCGTGTGGTTCGGCCACAGCGTGTTTTCCACGAAGTCGAAGCCAGCGGCGCGGCCCATGTATCCTTCGAGATACTGGTCCGAAAGCTGCTTTTGGTCCTGGAACAGCGACTTGGTATCGACCACAATGTCCGCCATGTCGGCCGGATTGAGGTTGGCGCAACGCGCGTTGGTCGGGGTCAGGCCGCGCTGAAGCTTTACGCGAGCGCCCTGCACGATGTCATTGTATGTCGCGGCAGAACCCCAGGTGGAGTTCCAAACGTCCTTATACATGCTCATCGCGTCGGCTTCGACGTTCGCCGCCAGCACCGACATAGCCGGATCAATGTAACGCTTCGAGAAGTCATCAATTGTCAGGGTCAGGTCGTTAACGTCGAAATTCATATCGACGCCCTTGCGGGTTGCGATGGTCAGGTCCTGCTTGGTTTCCGTGACATCTTGCACGTTCATGGTCGTGCCGGTGCGAACGGTGAACTGGTTCGGTTCACGGATTTGCAGGGTGGAGCCGATCTTGGCCCCGGACTTGGCAAAGCGGTCGTCGTATTGACGGTCGATCTTGCCGATGAGGTTCAGTTTCTGGTGAAAGACGCGCAGCGATTCGCGCGTAATCACCGTGGGGGTGAGATACGAACTCGACATTCGAGTGTTCCTTCTAAGGGACGCACCGCTTCACAGCGGGGCTATTGGTTGCGTTTGCGAACCTGTGCGTTCCGGCGCTTGATCCATTCCGCCGTGGAAAGATCGTCGCTAAGCCCCCTTGGCAAGTTGCCGCCTTTGCCTTTCACGGTTGCGGCGGGCTGGATTGCCTGCTGGGCCTCTACCTTCTTCGTGGTCGCGGCTTTTTTCTGAGACTGTCGCCAGAGCATGGCGTCATGCAACACCTGCACATAAACGGGGTCTGTCGCCTCTCGCGTTCCCCAAAATTCTGGCGGGATGTTGTAAGCCTCTTGAGCGAAACGCCCGACTGCTTGCGCTTTTTCGGTGTTCCACCCTGGAATCGTCTGTTGCAGAACCTTGCGGCCTTCCTCGAAGCGGAGTGCAGTTTCCTGTTCCGCCAATGAGAGCCGCTGCTGCCTCGCATCGCCCAGTGCGCCTTGCAGTTGTTGCGCTTGCTGGACTAGTCCTTGATGCTCGATACGAGCATTCATGACCGTCAATTCGTCGTATTGGCTCCAGTCCGTTTCCTGAAGTTGACGGATGCGGAAATTGACATCGGCTAGTTGTTCCCCGACTTGATGCTCGGCTTCCGAGATGGCTTCGGCCTGCTGAACCAGCGGTTCAAGCCGTTGCCGGATTGCGGCTACCTCTTGCGTCTTGCGGGTGTAATCTGCGTGCCTGAGGATTCCGTCTTTCAAGTCCTTGAGTTCGCCGGTCAGCTTGTATCGCTTGCCGTCAATCTCGACTTCTTCGTAATCCTCGTCCTCGCTATCGGCCTGCTGTTCCTCTAGCGGGGTTTCTTCGTCGGAATCCTCCACCTCTGCGGCTTCGGGTTGCTCCTCAATAATGTTTTCATCATCGGGAGCGACTTCTGTTTCCAGATTGGTCGCGTCGTCCATTATCCACCTTTGGGAATGCCTACTGTCTCTCGACGTTGGCTGTTATTGAGTCCCTTCCATCGCGTAGGGGTTGCTCATGCTGGCCTGCATCAGAGCCTCCGCGTTCCTCGACTGGCGGTCGAGCGCGTCATTCTCTGCCTTGGCCTGTGCCTCGAAGCGGCGTGTTTCCGCTTCAAAGCCCTTGATGCGCAGTTCCTCTGCCTTCAGCATTTCGCCGCGCTTCAAAGCCTCATTTTCCTGTGCCAGCGCCTGCAACTGCTGCGCCATCTGCTGCATCTGCGCCATCAACTGCGGGTCAGAGCCTTGCGGTTGTTCGCCGCCCATCTGCCCCGCCGCCAGCGCCTTCAACTGTTCCGCTGCCTCGGTCGCGCCGGGCCAGTCGCTGTTCTCCAGATACATCGGGCCAAGGATCGGCGCGCTATCTGGGAATGCCCGGATGATCTCGACAATCTCGGCCTGTGCATATTCGCGTTGCGTGCCGAATGACGGGCCTGCCTTTACAACCAGGTCGTATTTGCCCGCCGTCAAGTCGTAAATGCGCGCAATTTCCTGCCCGCGCATCTGCGCCTTAATCAGCATTTCCTGCTGCATCTCCTGCGGCGCGGCCTGCACCACCTGCGGTTGCATATCCTCGCCAAGCACGCGCAGAACGCGGGGTGTCGTGTAAACCTTGCCGATCAGGTCCAGCAAAATGCGGCCCGCATGGCGTATCGAGCGGGTCAGGTTGTCAAGGAAATGGAACGTGGCAACATCGCCCTGCCGCTGTAGCGACCGGATAGCCACACCGCTATCAGCGCCGGACCTTTCGCCAAGGCTAGGCTCATGCAGCCCAATGATAGCCTTCATCTCGGCAATGGCGGTCTGCGCGCGTTCGATCATCGCGCCCTGATAGGCTGGCGGCGGTTCGCGCGAAGGCCGGACAGGCCCGGCATATTCCACCGTTGCAATCGACGGGTCGTTAATATTCGCCCACTTCTCAGGCGCGGCGTCAAACGCCCCCTCAGGCCCGATAAACGGCGATACAGGCGCAAGGGCGATTGCCCCAGTGATGCAGCTTTCCCAGTAGTTATGGTTGCGCTGTGCGTCGATTGCGCCGTCAATCAGCGAATAGAAATGGCGCTTGCCCTCAAGCACCACCGTGTCGCCATAGACCGCGACAATCGGAATATACTTGCCCGGCCATTCGACCGTCTCAAGCACCTCCACGCCGTTGACGATGTATTGCGTCACCTTGTGCGACTTGACCTCGCGGGGCTTACCGACAATCGTCACACTAGGGACCATCGCCGCGTATTCCTTGGCGCGCTCCTCGTATTCGGACAACTTGACAACGGTATCGTTGGACAGCGCCACGATCTGCGATGTCACCTGCTCGCGGTGCCAGTATTCGGCAATGGCAACGCCATCGTCGTCATACCATGGCGAACCAAGTTCCTTCAGGTCCGCAAAGTCCGCCTTGCTCGCGTCCTTGTAGTCGCGCTTGTAGTCGTCCTCGGGAATGCGCTTGACAATGAACGCGCAGTTCCAGTCGCTCGCGTCAACGCTTTCAGCATCGGGATCGCCGTAAACCGTGAAGGCGTCGGGGATCGCCTCAATCGTAATGTCCTTGTCGAAGCTGTCCTCGGACGTATAGGCCAGATTGATGCGGAAATACCCAAAGGCCCCCGCAACCGCGTTCTCGATTGCTGTGTCATAAGCAATGTCCGCGTCGCTCGACACCTCGATATTGCGGATCAGACCGCTCATAATCTCAGCGGTTTCCTTGTCCGCACCGCTATCGGCAGGGACAACCGTAATCGCGGGCCGGTTCATGCGCGCGGTGTTCACAACCTGGCGAACGAATATGTTGGTATGGTCGAACGTCAGGCAGGGCAGGCCGCACGCTTCGCGGTCTTTCTTTACCCTGTCGTCCCATTGCTCGCGCATCCGGCTGAACTTGATGTTCTCACGGGCGCGCTTGCGGTTGTCCTCCTCGCTTTCGGTGGCGCGCTCGAATTTCTCCCGCACCTCGGCAAGGAAGTCGTCGTCGGCTTTAGCCATCAGCAAGTTCCCGCCATGACGCGGGGAAATGGGCCAACAACTTGGTCATGGCTTCCCCGACTGTGACCTCTGGCAAAATGTCGATGGCGACGATCTTCCACTTCGACTGGGCGCGGATCGTGTAGCCGCTCGCCGTCTCCCAGATCGTGATTTGCGGTTTCGTCATCGCATCCATCCCGTTGTGCCGTAGTTGCGGCCACCCTTCGGCTTTGCGCCCGTCATCGCGGGAATAAGCTGGTCCGCCGCGCGTCCGATCAGGCTTGCCGTGTCAACCTCGTCGTCATGCTTGCCAGCGGGGAACACGAGGTATTCGCTCAAGTCCGCGCCCTTCTCGAAATAGACCTTGCCGCCAGCCAGAAGCGCCTGGAACGAACGCGCCCGCGCCGGCTTGTCGGCAACGCTCGGCAACCACTCCAGTGCGCAATGGATCGACCGCTCACGCATCCGGCGTTGCAGCATCGGCTCGACCGCTTTCTGGATCACGCCGCCCTCACCGAACCAGTAAAGCGGCTTGTATCGGGCTATCAGGTCCAGCTTGCGTTCGATCCATTCGTCGCTGGCGGTTTGCCCCCGCCACCCGTCAACGCGGTAAATCTCGCCGCTGTGCGTCACACCCCATATGCGGTGCACCGTGTAATCGCCGCCGCCTTCGGTGACCGCGTAATCGCTTGTTCCATAGTATCGCAGGCCGGGAAGCTCGGTCCATTCCTTGAACCATTCCCGCTTGAAGTATGTGCCATCGTCCGGCTGTGGCCGTTGCTGGTAAAGCGCAGACCATTCGCGCGGGCCGATTGTGTCCTTGATCCTTGCCAGCGCCGTTTCGTCATACCATTCCGGCCAAAGCGCCTTGCCTTCATCGCTCAGCGCGGGAAGCTCCAACACTTCCCACTGGTCGGCTTCCTGTTCCAGCAACCGCCCGGCCAAGTCGTCCTCGTGCCAGCGTGTCTGGATCAGCACGATTGCGCCGCCCGGCATCAAGCGCGTGTAAAGCGTCGACCGATACCAGTCCCACACCAGTTCGCGCCTGCGCTCGCTGTCCGCTTCCTCGCGGTCCTTGAATGGGTCGTCGATCAGCGCGATGTGCGCGCCGCGCCCCGTAACAGCCGTTCCAACGCCAGCGGCCACATATGCGCCGCCCTTGTTGGTGTTCATCCGGTTTGCCGCCTGGCTGTCAGCCGCAAGCGATACATCGGGGAACACTTGCCTGAACTCCGGCTCGGCAACGATGTTGCGGACGTTGCGCCCAAAGTCGTTCGCAAGGTCGCTGTTGTAGCTTGCCGCGATAATCTGGCGCATCGGATCTCGGCCAAGGCACCATGCAGGAAACCGCTTACTTGCCAGTTCAGACTTGCCATGCCTCGGCGGCATGAAGATCATCAGCCGCTGGATTTCCCCGCGCTCGATTGCCTCCAGCTTCTCCGCAATCAGCCTGTGATGTTCTGCGGCCCTGTATTGGGGGAACGTGTAGCTCGTGAAGTCAATTAAGCTGCGGCGTGCCCGGCGTCTGTTTAGAAGCTCCTGCGCCGCCTCCGCTGGCGATATTTGCAAGGTCTGAGTCATCAAGCTCCTCAGCTGTCAAGTTCCTGTTTTCCCTGACCGTTGTTTCTTTCCAACCCATTCTGCGAGCAGCCCAGAGCGTGCAGGCCCACTGCTCGCCGCGCTTCGCCGCCTCGAATATCTTGCCTCCGACGACTGCCCCGGCCTTTGCAGATCCAAGGTCGAGGTCATCCTTGTAGTGCTTGTGCAGCGTGTCCGTGCCGATCTTGAGGATGCGCGCAATCTGCTCATGCGTCGTGCCGATGGCAACGAGCAGGCCGATCTGGTTGGCCAACTCAGCGCTTGGATGGACTTCCTGTCCCTTCTTAGGCCGGGGCATGTTCTGCCTCCTCTGCCGTGATGCGGGCGGCTTTCTTGCCGGTGTAGTCTTCCCAGCGTTTGACGATCACGTCCAC